CAACTTCTGCATTAGGTGAATTAACTAGTGTTGGAACTGCAGTTGGTTGGGGTAGAAATGGTTGGGGTGAAGAACCTTATGGAGATTCATTTAATAAAGTTGTAGTTGCTACTATAGGAACTCAAGCAGCAGCTAGTGTTGGATCAATAGCTCCTGCAGATGTTATGGGGTTAACAGGAGTTTCTTCAACAGCTAGTATTGGATCAGCTACAATGATTGGAAACGTAACTGTAACTCCAACAGGAATTTCTGCAACATCATCAGTAGGCTCACTATCAACTACTGATGTAATGGGACTAACAGGAATAGCTGCAACTTCTGCAGTGGGTTCAATAACACCTCCTGATTTAGCGTTTGGTATAACAGGAGTTTCTGCAACAATTGATATTGGAGAAATAGGTATTTCATCAAATCCAATTATAATTCCAACAGGCATATCTGCAACTTCTGCAGTAGGTTCAATAACACCTGCTGATGTTATGGGATTAACAGGAGTTTCTTCGACAGTTTCTATTGGATCTATAACACCTGCTGATGTTATGGGAGTTTCAGGAGTTTCTGCAACAGCAAGTGTTGGAGATATATTTATTCAAGCATATCAAGCTATTGACACAGGTTCAAATACATCATATACAAGTGTTGCAACAGGATCAAATACAAGTTATAGTGACGTTGCATAGGAGATAAATTATGGCATCAACATACACACCGCTAGGTATAGAACTTCAAGCAACTGGTGAAAACGCTGGTACATGGGGGACAAAAACAAATACAAATTTAAGTATTTTCGAACAAATTTCTGGGGGTTTTTCTACTCAAGCTGTTACAGATTCAGGAACACCAACTGCTCTTTCTGTATCAGATGGAGCAACTGGAGCAACCCTTGCTCACAGAGTTATAGAATTTACTGGTTCTCTGTCTTCAGGTAGAGTTGTAACTATTCCTTTAGACGTACAAAATTTTTATATTTTAAAAAATGCAACTTCAGGATCACAAACAGTAACTTTTAAATATGTTAGTGGTAGTGGTGGTACAGCAGTTATTCCAAATGGAAAAACTGTAATTGCTTATGCTAAAGCAGACGATGGTACTAACCCTAATATTGTTATGGTTGAGTTTGGAGGAGATGTTGTTGATGATACTTCACCTCAATTAGGTGGTAATTTAGATGTTAATGGAAATGATATAGTATCTACTTCTAATGCAGATATAGATATTGTTCCAAATGGAACTGGTGATGTTGTACTTTCAGCAGATACAGTAAAAGTTGGTGACAGTGGCGCAGCAGCTGTTTTAACTTCAAATGGTGCTGGAACATTAACTGTAACTACAGGCGGAGCAACTGACCTAGTTTTAAATACAAATAGTGGTACAGACTCAGGAACAATAACAATTACAGATGGAGCAAATGGTAATATTAATTTTGCACCAAATGGAACAGGTCAAGTCCAAGCCGGAGGAGCCCAATTATCAACAGTAGGAAAATCTATTGCAATGGCATTAGTTTTCGGTTAAAAGGAATAAGGAGAATAAAAAATTATGGCAACACCTAATTTAGTAAATGTAGCAACGATAACACCCAAGAATGCTATGGGTAATCTTGGCGATACAAATAGAACAACTATGGTAGACGTTACTGCAGAAAACGCTGCCAAAATACAAACAATTTTAATATCTAATACAGACGGCACTAACGCATGTGATGTAACGATTGAAGTAAGCAATGATAATGGAAGTACTTATTATAAAATAGCAAGTACAATTTCTGTTCCAGCTGATTCAACTTTAAGTTTTTTAGATGACGTAGGACCTATCTGGTTAGATGAAACAGATTTATTAGCCGTTACAGCAGGAACAGCAAGTGATTTATCTTATCACGTTTCTTATGTTGAATTGGCTGACTAATAATAATTAAGGAGTCTAAAAAATGGCAAAAATAATTAAATCAGCTAAAGGTACTTTTACAGCATCTAATATTACAATCGATGGCTCTGGAAGAGTTATAACTGCTTCATCAGGAGCAGGTGCAGCTAATATGAAAACAGCTGTTTTAACTAAAGGTCCTGCTAGTGGTACATACAGTGCCGATCCCTCAGCAAGTAAATTTCAAGCTATTTTATCTGGCGGTGGCGGTGGCGGCGGAGCCGGAGCTCCCAACGCCGGACAGGGTGGAGCAGGTGGATCAGGTGGTTTTGGATTTTTTTCTGGATCTGTATCAGGAGGAACAGATTATTCTTGGTCTGTAGGTGGATCAGGTAATTGCCCTAATACAAATACTCCAGCAAATGGAAATTCCGGAGGAGCTACTAACGTTACTAATTTAGCTGTTGCTAATGCAGGTGGTGGTGGTGTTACTGCCCCGCCAGATGGTAGAGGAGCTACTGGCTCAGCTGGAAATGCACCAGGAGCAAGTGCTAATGTATCATTGAATAGAACAGTATTATTTGGTGTTGAACCAGGTGTAGGAAATGGAGGAAATGGAGCATATAGAAGACCTAATCTCTCTCCTCAAACTCCAGGAAATAGTGGAAGCGTAGGCGGACTGTGGCTTACAACGGATGAAGGTTAATTATGGCTAAAGTAATATTATCAAACGGAGAAGTTTATAGAATATCAACTGATTCCGATATATCAAATCATGCAGTTAATGATATCCATACAGTTGTAGATTTATCAGATTCAGATTTTAATTCTGTAAAATTAAATCAAAAACATTTAACTTATTCTAATAATACTTTTAATCTTTCAGATCAAGGTCATAGTTTTGTAGATGAAGCAAATTTAAAAACTTACTTACAAATTGTAATTAAAAATATTGATTTATTTTTAATGAATAATTCAAGTAATGCTATGTACAATGATTTAAAAACTTACAAAGAATTTTGTGAAAATTTTAATGCAACAGATTATGATGGTAATACGATTATGACATTTCCTTATAATAAATCTTGGGAAGAATACTGTAACGATAATTCAATAACGTTTTTTCACACTTTACAAATACCATAATTAAGATATAAATACGTGCTATGTTCGATAACATAATCGAGTTTAGCTCGACAGAAAGAATTATTGAAAACAAAGAATTGTATCCAATTCCTTGTAAATTAAATATACCAGAATGGTTCAAAAAACTTGAACATACTGTAGATGATAAAACCATAAAAGGTTGCATACCTTTTTTAGATACTTTGACAACTGGATATTTACTT